GTGCATGCCGATGGCGTTGGAGCTGGGGACCACTGCTCCTGAGATGATGTTGTTTCCATAGAGTAGAGATCCTGCGACTGGTTCGCGTATACCGTCAATATCTACTGGCGGTGCAGCGATGAACGCGATAATAAAACAAGTTGCTGCTGTAATAAGACATGGTATCATAAGAACACCGAACCACCCCACATAGAGGCGGTTATCAGTGCTTGTTACCCAGTCACAGAATCTATCCCAATTGGATTTTTGTAATGTGAGTGTTGACATTTATAATAATTGACTAGTTAATTGGTGTTGTGGGTAGGTACCGTCAACAGGTGGAGTAATATCAAATCCAGTTGCACTAGTTCCCGTATTAGGAGGGCTAGCGTTTACACCGTTGATACCTTTTGGGTTTAATTTAGCATGCTCATAATTAGCAACACTGCCTCGATCTCTATAAGGTGCTCTTACCCAAGTATTACCAGCGGCTTGTATATAGTATACTACACCATCATCAGCTACATTAGTAGTGCTATCTGGATCGTAACCCATTGCCATAATAATTCTCCTTATGTAAGTTTTCTAATGGGTGATTTTTTATGGGCTGCTGTTGACTTAGCTTTTGAAGAAGCTTTTTTGGCAGCCTTAGCTTGTGCGTATCCTGCTTTGGTATACGCAAAAGTTTTTCCATTGACCTTTGGCATTTTAAAATTTAATGTTAGATCGTTCTAGTTTATTATATACATCCTGACGATAAGCAGGATCATTTTCATAGCGTGGGTCTGCCATTGCACGAACAACTTCAGCTTGGCTTCTAAAACCATCCACAGCAGTAGCGGCTTTACCTTGGATCATATCACCTTCAGAACCTACATCATCTGTGTACCTATAGTAAACAGCTTGTAGTGCTAAGTTAATAGTATCTAAGTTACCGCTAGCAATAGCATTATCATAAGCTTGAATTTCATTAGGTGCTAAATTTTCTTGCGCCCATGAAACCATTTTAGTATAAGCTTCTTCACCACCAACAGCGTTACGTATTTCAGTTACAGACTCAGCAGATAATTGTTGACCTGGTTCTTCTGTAGTTGATTCAGTTGTTTCTGTAGGTACTTCAGTACTTTGTATTCTTTGATACGCTTCTACTAAATCTTTACTATCCATTTTAGTTAAAGCTTCCATAGTGTCAGCACTTATCTCACCATTATCAGCAAATTCATCTGATGCTTGGAAGATAGTTTGAGCTGCTACATCATCTTCAAATGGATCTTCAGTTTCTTCTTTAACTTCTTCTTCTGTTTCCTCAGTCGATGCCTCAGTTTCTTCCTTACCATCAGAACCTAATTTCTTTTGAAGTTCTATGTAAGCTTTCTCTAATTCTTCAGCATCTTTATATTTACCTGCAAGTAAACCTTGCTCTTCTTCTTGTAACTTATCCGCTACTTCTAGTGACTCTACATCTCGTTGTTCCTCAGCTTCAATAGCTTCTGGATCATCACTAGGATCATACGTCAGATTGACTGCCATAATTTGTTTCTGTTTTTAATCCCCCAAGACCAACTTTAGTTACTATACCACCAGGGGTATGTATAGAAGGCTCACCTACTAGAGGTTTCTGAGCGTACTTATTAGTTTCAAGGGAGGTGGGTTTTGCTAATTCTTTTTCTTCAAATTTCGAGTTAACCTTAGACAACGGTTTCATTTGTGTCTTAGGTTTACTGCTCCGCACCTTCTTCGGGCGGCTGGGTGTATTGTTCAACGGCATCTCCGATTTGTTCTATTGCGTCAGGATTTTTAGTTGGATCAGCTGCTGGTGAATTAGCAAACTGTCCAGACTGTTTCAGTAACTCCATCTGTGCTGCTTGTTGTTGTTGTTCTTGAGCTTCTTGTTGACGGTCATCCATTGACTTAACAAGATTCAATACATCAATACCTTGTGCTGCAGCTAATCGTTTAATAACTTCATCAGGATTAACGTATTGCATCATAGCTTCTGGCCCAATTGTTTGAGCGATAGTAGTTATAAATGCTGTTAAACTTTCTCTATCTTGTCCTCTTCCTAGAGCATTAATACCAGCTACAATTGTAGGGTTAACAATATCTTTAGGGATACGAGGTAGTTCACCTGTTCTTTGAAGTACTAATAATTTTCTATTAAGATAGGGTATAAGGAACTCAACAGTTAACAATGAGAATAAACCTCCCAATTGTTGTTCGAGTTCTAGTTGTGTGAGGCGTACCTCTTCAGCTGTAGTTCGTTCACTCTGTCTTACATTTAAAACAAGGTGAGCTTCTAACAATCTACGTTCTAATTGCTGTGCCATTTGTGCAGCAGTCGCAAAGTCAGCTGTCTTTCCAACTTGGACAACACCTATGTCATCCGGCTTTCCTTGAACGATTGCTCCGTTACCTGCAGCAGCGATTGTCTGGGGTTTAGTAGAGCTTGAGGGTGATACAGTAAAGATTACTTTTGCAGCCGCTGCAGAGCCTTCTACGAGTGCCTGAGAGAGTGCTTCAAGTGAATGGAAGTCGCCGAGGAACTCTTCGACACGTCCTCTTCCGTAATTTTCACCATCAATATTATTAAACCTTAGAACTAACCATGGGCTAGCATCCTTAGGTGCTTTACCCTGGGTACCTGGTATTAGCTTATCAAATGCTTCTTGATGCCATACCCAACGGTTCCCTTCTAACTTTACACACGTATAAACATCTACATCCTCTTCATTTCTAGCACCAACAGGGTCGCCGTCATCTCCAGGTGAATTAGGAGTTGTACGTTCTATCTCTTGGAGTATAGGAGGTAATAGATTACGATTAATAATTTCTTTTGTAACGATTTCAATAACATTACCATTACCGTCGCGTTCTACAACAAATCTATTCAATGGATAATGCTTAATCCCATCCTTACCCATAAAGAGTAAAGCGTTTCCACCTACTACTAGATGCTTAATGGCTTGATGTATGGTAACTCTATCACTTGATGCAGCAATAGAATCCATGACCATGCGTTCTAACTTAGAGAAACTTAAGTCAAGTTCAGAGCGTACCTCCGCAGGTAGTTCTGTACCTAATTTACTATCTTTAATTTGGAACTTAAAGAAGGTGCTTTGTGGAGGTAACAAAGCCAACATTAATTTTGCTGACAAAGTTACTACACACTTAGCACCTACTGATTGCCAAGGAGTATCTAATTTAATATGTGTGGTCCTGCCTTCATCATTTTGTATAAGATAAGGAAGGGTAAGCTTAGAGCATTGTACAGCGGTATCGAGAAACTGGGTACGATTTTTAGTAAGTGTATCGTATCGTTGTCGTGCGTTCTTGTACATTTATTTGATATGTATTATGGATTAGCTTGTCCGCCACCAAGACCACCTACATTGGCAGTACCTTGTGGGGCAAGTGCAATCCTAGTTTTCTTAGAAGTCATGGCTCGTTTTCTTTTAGCATAGGCTTTAGACCTATCAAGACCTTGACTTATATCACCAGTGGTGGCTTTAGTTTGTACTGGATTTGTATAAACTGATGCTTTTTTAACTGCATCTAATTTTGCTTGCATTTCTGCCATCCTTGCATTGTTTTCACGTTGTATTCTAGCGGCATCTTCATTAGCTCTACGCCTTGCATCTTCAGCAGCGCGTGCAGCAGCTCCGCCGTCTCCGCCTCCGCCTCCTCTAGATCTTCCTCTTCCAATACACATAGTTAAAGTACCTCGTCTTTTATTCTATTTTCAATCCACTCTACAATGGATCTTTGACCTGCTTTATACATGATAGCTTCGATCTCTTCTTTAGGATGTGGGTTAACTGTTGGAAATTTTTCATCAAGTTCCTGATGCAAACGCTCAACAGTCAACCCGATGTTAAGCGTATTGTGGGAGGTTTGTATTTGCATGTTCAAAGAATGCTGGCATACGTGCTCTCTGTGTCTCAGAAAATTCTGGGGCTTTACCCTCATACATTAAGCGATCACTTGCATCCAGCCAAAAATTTTTGTCCAAATATTTATCGGTAGTATTTATACCTAGGGGTTGGAGTACCCAGTTAATTGTAGCTTTTCTAAGTTTGT